CAACCAATCTGTAGTATACGTTCTTATCGGCGAATGCGATTGAACCGTTACCAGCTGAACCACCTTTAGCTAATGGATTCGCGACCATGCCGTAGCGAGTCTTGAAGCCAATCTTAGGCTGGAACGTATCTTCACCAACCGCACGAACCATCTGGAGTGGTACGTATGGGCAGTAGAAAAGACCAGCGTCAAACGCTGAAGTGCCTTTGTAGCCAATAGTAACATACTGGTTGCCTGAAGCTGAAGAGAAGTATGGGTCAATGTAGACACGAATACGACCATTCAAGACACCAGCGAATGTATTACCAGTATCGTCAACCTGAAGGTTGTTGCTGTCAAGAGCAGGAGTATAGTCAAGTACACCAGCCATCTGAAGAGCAGAAGCTACATCAGAAGAACAGATCATGACGTTACCCTTACCACGACGAGTTGCTTTAGCAATCGCATTAGCTTCACGCTCAATTTGGAACATCAATCCCTTGAACTTCTCAACTGACCAACGACCATTTGAGTCGACGTCAAGGTTGAAAGTACCAGTAGATGCAACGTTATCTTGAGCACCAGCAGTAGCAGTGTAGTTAATTGTACGAACAACTTCGCGGTTGATTTCAGCAAGGATCTCAGCTGACAAGATGTTTGCCAACTCAGACTCAGCGTCAAGACCGTGAACAGCCTTAAGATCCTGAGCGAGTTCCATTGTGTACTCAGCTTTCAACGCACGAGAAACTGCTGTTACAGCAACTTTCTCGATTGAGAATGCCATTTCACGGAACTGTTCTCCAGTTGCTCCACCTAATGCTTCAGCCTGAGCTGTAGTCATACCAGTAGAAACTGAGTAACCGTTAGCGTCTGCACGTGCAGTAGGATCAGAACCAGTCTGACCAACAACAGTACCAACGTTAGATTCGTCGATGTTGTTAGTTGATGCAGTGTTAGCAGCGTAAGACTTCGAGAAGCCAGTATCAGCTTCGTTAAACAATGCTTCTGCGCCATCTTGTGCATTAAAGCGTGAACGCATCGCAAAGATAAGTCCTGTAGGACCAGTCATTGGCTGTACGCCAGCGATATCATATGCGATTAGGTTAGGCATTGAACGACGAACCAGTGAGATAAGTACTGGATCATACGTGTCAATAGAACCATCTGCAGCAGTAGATGACGATGCACCCATTGCGTTAACTGGCGCTGCTTCAGTAAGTGAAGTTGGATTGCCGTAACCAGCTGAACGATTCTCGCGAAGCGCAGCCTCTTGGTTTTCTAATAGTTGAGCAGTAACAGCACGACGATGAGCATCGTTAATACCAGGAGCTTCTGGATGTTCAAGGACGGGCTGCCATTTGCTAATAAGTTGATCAACGTTATTCATTGATTTTTCCCCTTTACCTTATTTATTTTCTAGTTTTCAATTGAGACAAGTGAGTCATATATCTTGCCATAGTATCGGACATGCCGTTGGTATCAAACCCATCGGTTGATTCATCGATTTGCTCATCGTCACTGACAGTTTGCTCGGCAGGGAAATAGTTTTCCTTAACCATGCTAACTTTCTCACGGAATTGATCATCATCTTCATATTCAATTCCTTCTGCCAAAGATTTGAGCTTTTCGACTTGCGTATCAGCTAAATCTTCAGACAATTCGTCGATGATAGCTGTTCTTTTCATTTCAGACAATTCTTTCTGAATTGAAATAGAATAATTTACAGCTTCATCAAGAGACTCTTCAAGTTCGTCTACTTTGTTAGCCAGATCTTCGACAACGTCGACTTTCTCTTCTGGCACATCAACGTAGTGCTCAACGAACAAAGACTTGAGACCCTGCAGGAATTCTTCTGCAATCTCAGCTCTCATACCACGCTCAATAGCGAGTTCGTTTTGCTCCATGAATTGCTCAACAACATAGTCGAGGTATTCATTTAACTTACCTGAAATTTCTTCTTTAATTGATTCGAGTTGTTCTTCAACAGCGTTATCAATATCTTCAGAAACAGCAGCAACATGCTCATTAATCTGAGCGACTACTGCAGCTTGAAAAAGTTCAGACGCTGTAGTTTTAAATTCTTCTGAAAGTGATTCATCGGAACTAAAGATTGCATCGATATCAGCAGAGACGTCAATATCTTCCTTGGTATATTTCTTAGAAGATTTTACCATCTTTTTCTTTGAAGAAGTAATTTCTTCTTCATCGTCATCTTCCATGTCATCTTCACCGTCCATCGCCTTGAGCATTTTTTCGTAAACTGACTCGAGGTCAGCTTTCTTCTTTTCACTCATTTTAGACATCATCGCATTGATCATGCCCATTTTAGTTGATGGAGCTTTGGTGTCAGATGAACCTTGCTTAACTGCTGAAGATTCGCCTATCGATTGATCGGCTGAACGCTTCGCAGCTTC